TAACTTTGATCCAGAAGACAGACTTATTCGCATAGCACTAGATAGATGCAAAGACATGTATGAAACTCCAACTATTCGTGCATACAATGGTATTTCTAACATGTTAGAAAAACTTGCATTTTATATGGAAAATCAAACTATTACAGATGGCCGAGATGGAAACATTACAGCCATTGTGAGTGCTGCAAAAAACTTTGATGCAATTAGAAAATCATTTAAAGGAGTTGCAAAAGATTTGGAAGAAGAACAATCATCAAGAGCCAGAGGTGGACAAAAACTAAGTTACGATGATTAATGATGATTTAGGTCAGTTTCATGAAGACATACCTTTATGGCATGACGGCATTTGGACAACTTATAGTTTTCCAAACAGGCTTGATATGGCTACAACTTTAGAAGCAGACTATTTTAAAGAACCCGGTCAGTATGATTTTGATGAAGTTGTTAAAGAGTTTCAAAAACAAGGACTGAAGTTTAAGAAAGATGGTTATTTCTGTGATGCGGCAGATGGCACTAAAGACTTTATTGATTATTGGAATGATCAAAAACTAAAATCTAGAACAGGTGTTTTGTTTTGGAAAGGTGATAAAAAGTATTACCTGCCGCGTGATTACTATTTTTGGATTAATTTTTTGCCAATCATTGACAAAGTAAAAAGAAAAACAGATTTTCCAGACATTCATGACGCACAATATCACATGTCATTGTATGAAGCAATTGGAGAGTTGTTTTATTTGCATGGAATCATATTAAAGAAAAGACAGTTTGGATCTTCATTTTATCATGGAGCTAAACTAGTAAATATTCTATGGTTTGAATACGGACCAGTTCTTAAAATTGGTTCTTCATTAAGTGCGTATGTTACTGGTGTAAATGGTACGTGGAAAATGATTAATGAATACAAAAACTTTTTGAATCAACATACAGCGTGGTATAGACCAATGAATCCAGGAGGAGTTGGTGAGTGGCAACAGAAAATTGAGTATGTTGAAAATGGTAGAAAAACTGAAAGAGGTAGAAAAGGTGTTCTTCAAGCGTTGTCATTTGAGCAATCAGATACAGCCGGTGTAGGGGGACTTTGTACTTTGTTTTTTTATGAAGAGGCAGGAATTGCCAAGACTATGGACAAAACATACGAGTTCATGCTTCCGGCATTACAAGCTGGTGAAATTACTACAGGATACTTTATTGGTTCTGGAACCGTAGGGGATTTGAAACAGTGCGAACCTTTGCGAAAGTACATGTATAAAGCCAAAGGAAATGGATTCTATGAAGTACCAAATAAATGGGCTAATCCAAAAGGAACAGTTCTTATTACAGGATTATTTATTCCTGAACAATGGTCAATGCCACCATACATTGATGAGTTTGGTAATTCAAAAGTAGAAGAAGCATTAGAAGCACTGATTGAGTTAAAGAAACAGTGGAAAAAAGATTTAGATCCTGAAACATATCAAATTAGATGTTCTCAGCGACCAACTAACATGGAAGAAGCCTTTGCCTTTAGAGGTGAAAGTATATTTCCACTAGAGTTAGTAAAATCACACAAACGCGATATTGAAGAAGGAGATTATCCTTACACCTGTTATAACTTGGCGTATGATAACAAAGGTGAGATTATCGCATCACCAACAACCAAGAAACCAATATTAATCTTTCCTATAGAAAAAAGCTCAGAAGATAAATCTGGTGCAATACAAGTATGGGAAGAACCGGATGAAGAAAAAGATTTTTGCACTACATACTTTGCATCAGTCGATCCTGTGTCAGAGGGTAAAACAGTAACCTCTGATTCACTTTGTTCTATTCATGTTTACAAGAACCCAATACAAGTACAAAGAGTACTGGCTAACGGTGAAGTGGAAACATTTATTGAAGGAGATAAAATTGTAGCAGCCTGGACGGGAAGGTATGATGACATTAACAAAACACATGAAAGATTAGAATTAATTATTGAGTGGTATCAAGCTTGGACAGTTGTTGAGAACAACGTACCCTTGTTTATCCAATACATGCAGTTTAAACGCAAGCAAAAGTATTTAGTTCCATCTTCTCAAATAGTATTCTCAAAAGAAGTACAGCAATCTAAAACTCAGTTTCAACAATACGGATGGCGAAATGTTTCTACCATATTTAAAACTGTAATGTTGAGTTACTTAATTGAGTACCTTAGAGAGGAGCTTGATGTAGAAACTGATGAAGACGGTAAGATCTATAAGAAGCATTATGGTATATCCCGAATCCCTGATTACATGGCAATGATTGAAATGGAACATTATCAACCAGGAGTCAATGTGGATAGGCTAATTTCTTTGGGAGCTTTGATTACATTTGTAAAAATACAGGAAGCAAGTAGAGGTTTAAAGAAAAGAGTTGAATATGATAATGAAGAACATTTGGAAAAGTCAGAAAATTTGTATAAATTAAATAGGAGTCCTTATAGACATATTGGATCAAGCAGTGAATCTTTAAGTATGAAGAAACCCCGCAACCCATTTAAAAATTTTAGATAATGGAAATATTAAACGCAATAGACTTAAAAAAAGGGAAGAAGACCAAAAAAAATAGATTTGGTGTATTTACCCAACCAATTCAATTTGTACCAGCAGATGAAAAAGATGATGAGTGGTCAAAATGGAACATTGATTGGTTAGAGTGGCAAGGAATTAAGCAGATAGGTTCTAAAGCCAGACGCATAATGAAAAATTACAAACTTGCTAAAGGTGTAATTGATAAAACCGATTATCTACCAGATGTAGAAAATGAAATGACTGAAATGCTTGATGTTCTTACTCAAGGGCAAAATGAAGCATTGGAGTTAAAGTTCTATCCAATTATTCCCAATTTGGTTAATACACTGGTTTCTGAATTTGCAAAAAGAAATACCAAAGTTGATTACCGTGCTATTGATGAGTATTCATACAATGAGGTAATGGATAAAAAAACTGAAGCTATCAGTAAAGTTTTAGTTGAGTATGCTCAACAAAAGCTTATTGCTAAGATGGTTGAAATGGGATTAGATCCAAACTCAGAAGAAGCGCAACAACAATTAAATCCAGAAGCATTAAAAAAACTTCCAGAAATTGAAGATTTTTATTCTAAAAAATATCAAACACTTGCTGAAAAATGGGCGGTAAAACAACATGCAATTGATGTGAACCGTTTTAAAATGGACGAGATGGAAGAAACAGCTTTCAGAGATTCATTAATTACAGACAGTGAATTTTGGCATTTTAAAATGCTAGAAGATGATTACAACATTGAGTTATTAAATCCAGCACTTTCATTTTATCATAAGTCACCAAATGTGCATTACATTTCTCAAGGTAACTGGGCTGGTTGGATTGACATGCTTACCATTGCTGATGTTGTAGATAAGTATGGATACTTAATGACAGCTGAACAGTTAGAATCTCTTGAGTTATTGCATCCAGCACGTTCAGCAAGATACATGATTGATGGTATTCCAAATGATGGTTCATTATACAATACTGATGACAGTTATGAATCTAACAGAAGATCAGGTGTAGATATGCGCAGACATCTTTCTTTTGTAGAAAACGCACATGATCCTCATGATGTTGTATCTTACATTGTTGGACAAAGTGAACATGCAGGAAACTTACACACCGTTGAATTATTGCGTGTATCTACATCTTACTGGAAAACTCAAAGAAGAGTTGGTCAGTTAACTAAGATTGATGAAGATGGTGCTGTTGTTACAGAAATCATAGATGAAAACTATGTAGTAACTACAAAGCCTGTTTACAATAAAACATTTGAGAAAAAAGAAACTGGAGATAATTTAATTTTTGGTGATCACATTGATTGGTTTTGGATTAATCAAGTGTGGGGTGGTGTAAAAATTGGAAACAACAGAACTATCTTTAATACAGAAACAGATACAGATTTTGATCCAATCTATTTAGGAATTGACAGAGAAAAACCAGGTCCACTTAAATTCCAATTCCGTGGAGATAAAACTATGTATGGAGCCAAACTTCCAATTGAAGGAAGAGTGTTTTCTGATAGAAATACCAAGTCAACATCATTTGTTGATTTGTTAAAGCCCTCGCAAATTGGATATAATATCTGCAACAATCAAATAGCAGATATTCTTGTAGATGAACTAGGTTCAGTAATTGTACTTGATCAGAATGCAATCCCAAAACATTCAATGGGTGAAGACTGGGGTAAGAATAATCTTGCTAAAGCTTATGTGGCAATGAAAGACTTTTCAATGCTTCCATTAGATCCAAGTATTGCTAATACAGAAAGTGCTACAAACTTTCAGCATTATCAAGTTTTGAATCTTGAACAATCAAACAGATTGATGTCAAGAATCCAATTGGCTAATTACTTTAAGAGTCAGGCCATGGAAGTTGTTGGTTTAAATCCTCAAAGAATGGGACAACAACTTGGACAAATAAATACAGCAACAGGAATAGAACAGGCAATGTCTGGTTCTTATGCTCAAACTGAAACTTATTTTATTCAACACAGTGATCACTTAATGCCGCGTGTCCATGCAATGCGTACTGACTTAGCTCAGTTTTATCATTCAACAAAACCATCTGTTAGATTACAAGGAATGATTTCTCCAGATGAAAGAACAAACTTTGAAATTAATGGCACTGATTTATTATTGGTTGACTTAAATGTATTCTGCTTGACCAATGCTAATAATAGAAATACACTTGAACAACTCAAACAAGTGTTCATGAGTAACAATACTACTGGAGCTTCTGTTTATGATTTAGGTGAATTGATGCAATCAGATTCTATTGGTTCATTGAATGTCATTCTTAAAGGAATTGAAACCAAATCTGAAGAAAGAAGAAAAGAAGAAATGCAAGCTCAACAACAAGCACAAGAAGCTGAAATTGCTGCTAAGAAAGCTGAGAAACAAATGGAAATGGATCAT